ATACTGTTTGGGTTGAAGTTGAACTTTTGCCGCCGCTCATGAATCAATGCTCCCGTCTGTTTTCCTTCCCGGTCTTCGCCCCATAAAGGAAGAAAGCGCCACTCGGCTTACCAAACTGGCGCTCATACATTCGAACTTTGGCCTCGGTGCGGCTGTTCGACAATACACCAATGATAAGCGGTATTCCAAGCGTGTCAGCAACTCGCTTACTGAACTCGCAGAGTTTACGCGCTCTTCCGCCCTTGGCATTTCGAAAATCAGGGTGAATGAAGATGGCTTTTTCCTCGACGACATAATCGTCGGCGTACCACATGGTGCCGATCCTGAGCAAAGCGACGCCTTCGATTTTATCGTTTGGCTTGCCGATCAAACCGACAATGCCGTGGTCAAAGCACAGAGCGGGATAAATCTCGGTCGCAAGCTTGGCAGGGTTCGGATTCAAGAATCCGTTTTCGTCACATGCAACCATTGCAATCTGCATGATCTCATCGAGATCCTCAGGTCGCCCAGCACGAATGCGCAAGCCTTCATCATCAACTTTAATGTTTTTAAAAATGTCTTCCATGTTCAATCCTTCTTTGGTCCGGGTAATTTCTGTAACGTCCTAATAGTCTTCTTTCGATACGTTTTTACGAACTCATCGAGCACTCGGTGACCAAGCTCTAGGTCACCTTCGCCAACCATGCGCACCTCCTCTGGTGACACCACGTATTCACCGCCTGCGGCAACGATAGGAACTGCTTCGGCTTCGCCGCCAGCCGCCTTTGAAGAAGGCATGTCCGCGCCATAAGGGCCGCCACCCATCTTAACGCTCGTCGGGCCAGAGTACGGCGTGCCCCCGAAGATGATTTTCATCTGCTTGAATCCGGCCATCGTGTTGCCTTCGCCCATGGCGCTGACAATGTCGGCGGGAATTACATAGGAGCCACTCGGAACATGCATGGGGAGATGATCTGTCCGACCGGCAACATGACTATGGATCGGGCCAGTGTGCAGCTTGGTCACAGGCGCCTTGACCTTAGGCGAAGGCGGCTCTTTCATCTTCTTTGCAGGCTGATACAGACCGCCGGATGTCGTCGTCTCGACTTCATAACCGCCCAAAGCTTTCGCTTTACGTGCCGTATTTAAAGCGGCAGCGATGGCCTGCTTCTGCGGGTGGCCAGCATGCATCATTTCACTGATGTTGGAGCTGATGGTTTTTTGTGAGCTTCCTTTTTTAAGGGGCATGATTACACCGTCAAGTTCCAATAAGTGATTGCGCCAATGGCGTCACCGGTCCCACTAAGGGTTCTAATGCCAAGAGTATAGATATCACTGGCAGGTGCCAATGAAACGCCCAACTGCAAATCCCAGTTGTAAGCCAGTATTTCAGAGATAGGGGCTGAGCCTTGATTGCTGGCCGCAACATAGCCTTGCTCGCATATATCACCGCCCGTATACCCGCTAGCGGCTACATCAAATTCAACCGTTGCGTCAGAAGGAACCGCATTCCAAGAAGGAGTGCCTGTCAAAGTTGGGTTTTTAACAAGAACAAATTCAAAATTATCCGCAGAGTCTGGGAAAACGTTAAGAGTTCTAGGAAGAACAACGGCACCGTATCCCGTCGAGGCAAGGCGAATTGAAATTAAAGGCACGAATGTTGTGCCAAGGCCGGTTAAAGATGTTGACCTTCTTGCTACCTGAGGTTGAGAAATTTGCTCATATCCACCTTCAGAAACAACACTGGAGCAAATTTGTTTTAGTGTTGCAGCGCCGCCAATAGTCCCTGTTGTTGTGATTTCATATCGAACAGGCAAAACGGCAGTTGTCATGTAAACCGTGTTGTTTACGTTCGCATTCTGAAATGTATGGCAAATAATGTACTGGCCATTAATAATGAAACCGCATCGGACGTTGCCCACACCAAGCCATTCAATGTCAGTCCAGAATATTTGCGACTTGGTAAGATCAAGAGTAAGTCCGCTTGCCCCCGTGCCATCCAACTTATCGCCATTCCAGTTCGCTTGTGTGGCCGCGTTGGTATCAACCGGCGAGCCGCTAACAGAAGATCTAACAACAAATGATTTTGTCGTTCCATTTAATTGAAAGAAAATGCCATTGTCTGCATTGAAATAACCTACGCGCTGGCGCAAGTTTGTTGTTGCCGTTGCCATGACAAAGGTAGCTAAAATTAAAAGACCTTTACCGGGCTGATATGGCATGACGCGGAAACTTTGACGAACGGCAGAATCGCCGGAAGCTGTTGTTACGTTCAAATTAACGGCTGCTTGTGCCGCCGTGTATGTAATCGAGGCGCTGCCCGCAAGAGATTCTGAAAATTGAGCGTCTTTTGCAAACCTATTTTTGCTATCAAAAATAGTGTAAGGCTGGCTTACTCTAAGCCTTCCAAAAGCATCAACCGTAGGGCCGCCAAACTGCGTGTACTGAGCAGTGGAAGTAGATGACCCAATCGGCGGAAATAACGAAATCGTGCTCATGCGATCAAGCCTCCAGAGGCCGTGACCGTGCAGCCCGTAGTCGATCCCTTAACCTGAACAGTGGTTCCAAATGACATTGTGATCGCGCCAGTCCATTGCATGGTGCTATAGCCCGGCAAGTTGGCATTAAAAAAGATTGCATTTGACGCGGCTGCAGAGCCATTAACCGGCACCACCGATACGTAGATGCCTATGGGCGATGCCGTGGTATTGCAGATCTCAATATCGCGAAGAATGGCTGTTGACGTATTTGGCACCGTGTAGATGGTTGCATAAGACGCCGTCATAGCTGCCTGTCCCATCTTCGTGGGAGAGGCCAAAGAAGCCAGAATGTTCATCGACGTCGCGATGCTGTTGATGCCAACAACGCCGTTTTTCTGAGCGGTCAAAACATCTGACAGTGAAGTACTCATCAGAATTTACCGTCCTGCTGGAATCGATATCGAATGTTACCGATACGCCAGAAACTATCAGCATCATTGCTCTCGAGCGTAATCGACACCAATCGACCCCTGAATCGAGGCGTGATGTACTCGACAGACTGAGTCATGGGGAATGGGCCGTAAGTTTTTGGCGTCGCGCCGGCATAGTCCAGAACGTTAAACGTCAGATTGATCGTGGCGTTCTGAGGACCGTTGAATTCACCCCACTTCATGTCTGGCCAGATCTGGTCGATGAACATCTTCAGGTCTGCTTCATTCATGACAAAGTAACCCGTCGTGAAGCTCGAGACCATGGGAGACGTGTCATTGTTGTAGCCAACTTCGTGCTGATAGATGTAGGTGTTGTTCCCATCAGCTCCAATCGGCGAACCAAAGACAGACTGATCGATCCATGCCGTTCGGGACAATAAACCGTAATCCCATACCTGCAAAGCTGTGTTGTACTTGACGTATGCGTTAATTTCTCCGCCATTACTTTTTGTCGGGTAATACCAAGTCACCTCAGCAAAGCGAGTGTTGACAGCGCACCGAATCTTATCAAGGTTGTTTGTATCAAGATCTTGGAAGATAACGTCCCAAACAGGACATGAAACCATTTGCACGCCACTTCCTGCGAGCATAAAAAATTGCGTAGGACCCATCCAATAGAAGACGCCGTTAAGAGCGCCGGCAGCCTTCTTTGCAATCAGTCCGCAATTGGCGCCCACCTCGTTAAATGAATAAACGAATGGCGGCCCAATGTACTGCATGGAGTACAGGTTGATATCAGTCCAGATCAGAGCTTGTTGAGCTGCCTGCAAGCAACCTACGATCCTTGACCCCTTGGCAAGCCGGAACGAACCGGCTTGATTGGTGACGGTACCAATCCAAGTGTTGTAGTTATTGACATCGCTCCAGCGCAAAAGAAGCGGGTCAGGTACGCCTGTAAAAGTCGAACCCCAAGACACGATTTGCCTTTGCGGCATGGCAACAAACGAGCCATCACTATAGGTCGGGCCACTCGAAAGAATGGTTGAAAACGGTTGGCCAATCAGCGGGTCCCATTTGAAGATAGGCTGAAATGGCGTTTTGAAAACATAGATATCACCACCACTGACATAGGCCGTGGTTATGGCTGATGCGACAGTGAGGCTGCCAGAGGATGAAGCAGTTACGTAGTACGATCCGTTATAAGTAGATGGAACCACATTTGTGATCACCACATACTCGCCGACAACGGGCGTGTAATTCTGAGAGAAAGTAAACGTGGCGGCAGAGCCTGATCCTGTTACTCCTGTAACAGTCAGATTGATTTGCTCTTCAATTGGATTTGATATGAGCTGCTCGCCCCAGTTATCAAGTGTCCAATCCTCGGCATTAACCGGGTCTCCGGTTGCCGGGATGATGCCTGTTCCGGTGCCAAACCCACCTGAGCCGTATGCGCCAACGCCATAACCTGTGCCGGCTGGAATAGCGCCTAATCCATAGCTGTAGATGTACCGAGCCCGACCGCCGTTAAGCGTGGCTGTAGCGGTTGCAGATGCCTCAACATCTCCAACAATGACAAATACGCTTGAACTGACAACTTCAATAACAACGTAATTGCCAAAGATTAAAATTCCGCCAACAAGCGTCGGCGTGACAATAGAGAATGTGCTACCTGCCGTTTGGCCATGATCTGGAAAAGTAACTTGAATTTGCTCATCGCCAGAAGTTGTATCAAAAATTGGCAATACGGGCGTATTGTCAGTCGTTAATGCTGCTACTGGCGAGCCCAAGGCATCTCGAGCTTGGATGTGATAGGCCGTGGCAGACAAGAAGTTGTCAGGGTTACACTGATAAAGACCATAAATGATCAAGCCGCCAATGTTGATAGGCGTGGCGACATAGACCGAGTTGTAGATTGTTTGATTTTGAAGCGTGGAATCGGTAATGGTAACAATCGAGCTTCCAGCAGTCGTGTCAACAACCGGCGTAATATTGTCTTCGTTTCGAGTTGGCGTGATGTCTTTTTGGCCATTGTCTCGAATGGCATAAAGACTTGCTTCGTACGTGTTGGTCTCATTCTGATTACCAACGCCAAGGTACTTGTTTGCCTCAGTATCTTGCCAAGCCCAAAGAGCCCTTGTGATAGAGGGCATGTAATTGGGGTAAAACTTGACCCATCCACCTAGTTTTTGAACAAGACCAAGTCCTGTACGGTCATAAATAAATCGAATGAACTGGGATTCCGATATTCCGGCCTCGTTCAAAGCCGGCGTTTGGTTCTGGTCTACGCCGGGTTTTAATTTAACTGATGCGTGAGGCATGAATTATCTCGGGGGATTTGCAGTTGGCGTGGGGCTATAAGACGTCCAAGCTCCAGACTCAAATTTCTTTCTGAATTCCTCAACAACAGCCCCGCGTAACAAGGCCTGATATTGACTCTCGTAGCTCTGCGCCATAGCCGGGTCATCAGACTGACGGCCAAAGTTTCTCTGGAAGGCGCTGATGTAAATCATGCTTGCCATGATCAAAAGGTCAGGCAAATAAGAGCTGATAAAGGTCGAAGCCGTAGCGGCCAGAACAGGTGTTGCGGAGTTCTTGGCCAGAGAGGGCATGCGAATCGTGCCCGTCGCGGTGCCCGAATAGCTGGCATCGCTGTAAGGGCCGAAGAGAATATTGATCGACGTGTTGCCGCCGGTATTTCTGTCTCCGCCGTACATAGCAAAGTATTGTGGGCGGCCACGGGCAGCCGTTGCCGTGCTGCTATAAACGTTCTGCAGCCACTCTACGGTCGTCGGTAGGAGCGTATAACCGACCCCGCCGCTAGAAAGGTTGACCGTTTGCAGAGTGACAAAGTCATCCGTATTGATCTGCAGGAGGTTGACGCCGGTAGTGAAGGTAATGGGCAGAGACGTCTTCAGGTTCAGAAGGTCAAGGTCGCGCTGAATCCGCAGCTCGGCATAGTTCAACATCTGTGGAATCAGGTCATTAAATGCCTGATCTACGCCCTCCACAATGCCCCCAACCGTCTGGGTGTCGACCACGGCCAAGGTCGCAATTTGCGTCACGTACGAGTTATAAGTCAGCGGTGTAGTCGCGACAGCCATGGGGTATTACCGCCCTCTACGCAGATGTTTGGGGGGATGATAACTAACTAGCAGGCTTCCTGCACGATTCTCAAGTTATTCTGCAGCCTTTCATCACTTGGCTGCTTTTCAAGCGCCAGCCGGGCTTGGGTTCTAGAAATCTCTTTAAAACCCAAATTCCACGCAGCGATGCTCGCCAAATCATGGGGTTTAGCACCCCAGCAGGCGGGGTCCGAAGTATGCAAATACGCTCGATCCATAATGTTCAAAGCATGCATCGAGGCATGAT